ATTTATATAAAATCTTGGAACAGAGAAATTTATATTAGATATTTAACTAATACTATTGATAGCTATGAACACAAACTAGAACCTGTTATATACGACTTAATAAAAGATGGATTAGTAGAAAAGGTGAAAGAATGAGCGAAACAATAAAAATGTCAGTAGTATTTGGTAGTTTAATGTTTGCTATACTTATTGGAATTTTAGGAATTATATCGTTTGTAGAATACCAAAGAATACAAGAAAAATGTATTTATTTAGAAAAACAAATAGAACAACAAACAATGTTAATTGATTATTTAAAAGGTGATAACAATGATTAGTTCAATATTATTTGTATTATTAATAGGATTTATATTCTTATGGATTATTGCTAAAGGAGGGAATAGAGATGATTAAAATAACATTTGAAAAAGATTATAGCAAAGACTTTAATGTTAAGTTTTATGGATTAGTAAAAATAAATATTATTTATGAAAATGGCAAGGTTGTTTCAATAAAAGAAAAAAAGAAACCTAAAGAACTGCTTGAAGATATAAGAAAATTTAAAGAGTTTTATAGCATACAAACTGATGATGTAATAACAGTAGTAGATATGTATTTTGCAAATTATTTCAATCTTGAATACATTGGAAGACCATTATTTTAGGAGGAGATAGAGATGATTAAATTATTAACTAGAATACTAAAAATGACCAACCAATTATATGAAGAAAACAGACTTTATAAAAGGCTTAATCTATGTTTAATAAAAGATAATGACAATGCCTTTCAAAGAAATTTAAAAGCAGTTGAATATATTGATGAGAATTTAAAAATATTATCTAACTTTCCAAGTGATGCACTTAAACTAACAGCAGTTATAAGAGAATGGCAAGAAGTAAGAAAAATACTAACAACATTTAAAACAGAAAATATATTAGATGAAGTTAATGGAGGTAAGAATGAAAATAACAATTTATGAATTATTAGAATTAATTAAAAATGATAAAGCTCCTAAAAAGATTAAATATGGGTTAACTACTTATACATATGCATATGATTATATAGATAATGAAAATAATTATTTATTTCAAAGATTAGTAGAATATGAATATTTAACAAATATGTTAACTAAAGAAGTAGAAATAATAGAAGTAGATGAAGATCCAACTGAAAGAGAAAAGATATTTGAAAATATATATCGCCAAAACAAAATGTTACATAAAGCTATATATGATTATTTAGGTGAACCTTATGAATACAAAAATGGGAAGATAACACCAATATCACAATTGAAAAAAGATAAAGATATAGAAGAATTAAATATACCTTGTAATTTCAAATGTTCCAAAAATGGCATGACAAATAGCGATAGAGAACAATTAGATTTCAATTTTAAGAATATTGAAAATAAAATTAATGACTTAATAAAAGAAGTAAACAAGTTAAAGAATAACTAATTTAATCAGGGGGCAAGGTTAGATTAGGAGGAAAAATGAACAAAGAACTATTAAAAAAAGAACAAGTACTAAGAATAATAAATTCAAAATTATTACAAGAAGAAGCATGTTTAAAAAATTCAACAACTGATTTTAGAAAAAGACTATTTAGTCATTCAGTAGCTATACTACGAGATTTAAAATATATGCTTGAGAATATGCAGTAGGAGGTTGGCTGTGAATTTATTTGAATTAAAAGAAGAAAAAGAAGATACAGAAGCAAATATTAGATATTATAAAAGAGAAATAGAAAGATTAGAAACAAGAGTTGGTGTAGGTGCAACAGATTATTCAAAAGAGTTAGTTAAATCATCAATTATAGGTGGTGGGACTGAAGAAGCATTATTGGAATTAACACAAATGAGTATGTATTTAGATGATGCTATAAAAAAATTAGATAATATTACTTCGTTAGTAAACGACAAATATAATAATTATCAAAAATTTAATGATTATGATAAACAAATATATACTGAAAAAAGATTATTTAAATGGAGCAATGCAAAAGTGTCTGCAAAACATGGCGGAATGAGTAGAACACAAATCTGGAACATTGTAAATAAAATTGAAAAAAGTGAACAAAAGTGAACATTAAGGGTTGTAATATGATACTGTGGTAAAATTCATAAAGCCACAACCCCTTTTTATTCTCACTGTCTTGATAGACAGTGCAACGGTTATATATACCTCCTTTCAAAAATGTAAAACCGATATATATAGCTGTTGCAGTATCTATTAAGGATACTAGCAAGATATACTATAGATGTATAATAATGTCGCACTGGCTTAATGCTAGTGTACTGAATAATATATGAAAACACTCAATAACCTCTTTTTAATGTTTAACGGGTATTATATTATTTAGTACAGTATCATTAAGTTGATACATTATACTTATCTTGTCAGGGAAAAGTGCTAAACACTATTAACATTTAGTTGGTAGTGTACTGATGATATATAAAAACCAGACGGAATGTTGCTAAAGTAGGTTGCAACTATATCATTGGTACAGTATCAATTAAGGATACTATTTACTCTAACAAAGAGTAAACCCGTGCTAGAGCCAAGCTCTACAGGACATTGCACTATACGTGCCACTTCTCTACCTAGAGTAGATGAAGTCCTAATTATGATATGAAAAAGTTAATCACTTTAAAAGGATATAAAACAACATATCATAAATTGAAAAGAAATGCCTCAAATGACGAGGGAGTTATTTAGTTGTTAACTTTATAATTCGGTATTACAAGGAAAAAAGAATTGCGGTGGTCGTTTTCGGACAACACCTACCTCAAAAGTTGCGACTAGAGAGGTTATCTTTTTAAGAACTATTGCTAGTACAGAATAGTTCTTTTTATTTTATGGGTGAATTATAGGGAACTAGGAAATCTACACATATAAGCTAGTAGAGGGTTAAGCAAGTAGATTATAAAGAAGGTTAAAGAATGAGTAACGAAGGAATAATAATATTTTTACTATTATATGGGGTATGGATATGTATAAACGTAATAATACTAATTTATCTATTGATAAAATACAGAAAGAAAAAATAATATTATGTTTTAAATATCATACATGCAAATTATGCCCAAGAAATGCAAAATGTGAAAAAGAGTTGAAAAAGTAGCTATATTTTGTTATATTGTAGTTAGAAACCTGCTAGTACAGAGGTTTTAAAGATATTTGCTTAAAAATAGGCTAGTACAGATATTTTTAAAATACAATGTAGTAGGAGGCGTGTGTTATGAAAACGTGCAAGTATTGTCAATCTGAAATTTCAAAAAAAGCAAAAATTTGCCCAAACTGTAGAAAGAAACAAAATAAATTTCCAACATGGTTAAGAATTGTTCTAGGTTTGCTAGTGGTTATTATTGGGTTGTCTGCATTGACAGGTAATAATGAAACAAACACTAATGGTTCAAAGAAAGAAAAATTTACAGTCATTGAGGGAACGGAAAAAGGTTACGCAGATGAGATGAATATGTTTTATTATATTGAAGGAACAGTAAAAAATAATACAGATAAGACATATGATTATTTACAAGTTACATATAATGTATATGACAAAGACGACAACAATTTAGGGACATGTTTGGCAAACAATAACAATATTGAAGCAAATGGCACTTGGAAATTTAAAGCAGTTTGTTCGGGAACTGCAGAAGACATTACAAATTATAAACTAGCAGAAATCACAGGTTGGTAAGATAAGACAGAAATATTCTGTCTTTTTTGTTGGAATGAGGTGGTATAAGTGAATCTAGATAGATATATAAAAATATTACTGATAAAACTATCAGAAAAATACGATATATCTGTAGTACATGTATTAAAAGCTAGAGATGGTAAAACATCAAATAAGTATACAGTCAACATTAAAGAGAAAATAGAAGATTCAATTAACAAACAGTATCACTTCATTAACAAACAAGAGTTAGTGAGTTGGTTATTATGCCAAAGTTAACGGATAAGCAAAAAAAGAAAATTATAGCAGATTATTCTAACAATCAAAATCACTGTGAAACTGCTAGAATGAATAATACAAGTGAGGCAACTGTAAGAAGAATAATAAAAAATGAAGCTAATGGAGAGATAACGAAAATCATCGAACAAAAAAATGAAGAAAACACAAAAGATATTCTAGAATATATGGATTCCATTGGTGGAAAACAAAAACGAATAATAGACTTGTCATTAGATGCATTAGAAACAAAATTATCAAATCCTGATATGTTTATGAATGTTAAGGATATAGTAACTGTATATGGTGTTATATTTGATAAAGCATTGAAATATAAAGAAATGAAGATCAGGCAAGCGGAATTACAAAAAACTAGAAATGATATAGAAGATTTAACTACACTTGCAGATATGTTAGGATTTAACAAGGAGAATAAATAATGCAAACAATAAAATGGTTGCCATTTAGTCAAAAACATATTGATTACATATTAGCAAGTAAAGACAATAAAGCAAATGTAGCAGAGGGTGCAGTACGTGCAGGCAAGACTATAGATAATTGCATAATGTTTGCATTAAATCTAGAATATACGCCTGATAAGATACATCTAGCTAGTGGTTCAACATTAGCAAATGCTAAACTAAATATAGGTGAATGCAATGGATTTGGATTAGAACACCAATTTAAAGGCAGATGTCATTGGGGAAAATTCAAAGATAATGAAGCTTTATATATTCAAACCAAGACAGGAGAAAAGATAGTTATATTTGCTGGTGGTGGTAAAGCTGATAGTTATAAAAAAATATTAGGTAACTCTTATGGACTATGGATAGCAACAGAAATAAACGAACACTATGATAGTGATAATTCTAAAGAGTCATTTATCAAAGTAGCATTTGCTCGTCAATTAGCAAGTAAAAATCCAAAATGGTTTTGGGACTTAAACCCTGGAAATCCACTAGATACGATATACACAGATTATCTTGATTTGTGGGAAGAAAAAGGATTAGTTGGTGGTTATAATTACAATCACTTTACTATATATGATAATAATGCAATAACAGAAGAAAGAAAACAAGAAATAATAAGTCAATATGATGAAACAAGTATATGGTATCAAAGAGATATACTAGGGAAAAGAGTTGTAGCAGAGGGTCTTATATATCAAGAATTTAGAGATTATCATATAGTTAAAATGCAAGATTGGAATGCAATAGATGCAAATGGTAATTACATTAATGACATACGAAGATCATTGAAGTTTATAACAGTAGGTGTAGACTTTGGTGGCAATATATCAGCACATAGTTTCAATGCAACAGGATTTACTTATAACTTTAAAAAATTTGGAACTATAAAACATAAGCGAATAGCAAAGAGAATAGATGACAAAGAACTAACAGAGCAATTTGTTAGTTTTATTTTGGAATTAAAAGAAGAATACCCAACAGTAAATATTGTGGATATTAGATGTGACAGCGCAGAGCAAACACTAATTGCAGGCTTCCAAAGAGCATTAAGAGAAAAGAATATAGGGATACCTATTAATAACGCAATAAAAGGCCCTATATTGAATAGAATTAGGTTCTATTGTAAAATGTTCAGCACAAATAAATACTTTGTCCTAGAGAGCTGTAATGATTTAATAATGGCATATAAGACGGCAATATGGGAAAAAGATAAAAATGACGTGAGGTTAGACGATGGAAAACAAGATGTGGATAGTCTAGATGCACAAGAGTATTCAACAGAACCATATATGAATGTATTGGTACAAGTTAATTAAAGGAGTGAGAAAATGGAAAAGATAGTAACTGATTTTCTTAATGAATTAGGATATGAGTCAAGTATAATAGACGAAGAACAGGAGAAAAGAGTCAAAAATTGGTTAGAATGGTTTGGTGGAAAAACTAAACAACACAATTACAAAGTTTATAATGGTAAGAAATACTGCAAAAAGACATATAAAACATTGAATATAGCAAGTCAATCTTGTGGGGATTTGTCAGATTTTTTCTTTAATGAAAAGTTAGATATAACAATAGATAACAAAAAAGTACAAGAACAAATAAAAGAATGTTTAGAACAAAATAACTTTTTAGAGAATTCAAATAAATTAATGCAATTAGTAAAGGCATTGGGAACAGGTGCTTATGTACCATATCTTGACAATGGAGTTTTAAAAATAAATTATATTAATGCAACTAATATAGTAATTTTAAAATCAGACAAAAACGAAGTACAAGATGTGTTATTTTGGAGTAAAAGAAAAACACTAAACGGAATAGAATATTATATTAATACACATATATTAAAAGAAGATGGATACGTTATCCACAATAGAAAATATTTACAAAAAAATGGTAGTGATGGTTTTGTAAAAGAAGATTTAGGAGAAATCGAAAAAATAGAAACCAAATCGTTTATACCTAAATTTGCTCCGTTATTTACAGCGGAGGTAAATAATATAGATATAAATAGCCCTTATGGTATAAGTTGTTATGCAAATGCCTTAGATACGATAATAGCACTAGATAGAGCTTATGATAGCTTTGATAATGAAATAGCATTAGGAAGAAAAAGAGTATATGTGCCAACAAATTCAATTCAATTTAATATAAGTGAAAATGGAGAAACAATACCTGCGTTTGATGAAAACGATATTGCCTTTTATGCCTATCCAGGTAAAGACACCGATAAGTTGGTAGAATCAAGTTTTGACTTGAGAACGGAACAATTAACGCAGGCAATTCAAGCTCAACTAAACTTATATACTTCTAAGGTAGGATTAGGACATAATTATTATAAATTCAAAGATGGACAAGCATATGTTAATAAAGACAATGTAATGAGTTCTAATAGTGATGTATATAGAAAGATTAAAAAGCAAGAAAATATTATTACAAGAGCAATCACTCAATTAATATATGGTATTGCTGAATTAATAGACATAAAAGAAAAGTTTAGTGTATCAGTGTTTTATGATGACACTATTATAGAAGATACAGAAAAAATAAGACAGCAAGCACAAACTGAATATAATAGTAAGTTAATAAGCAAAGCTCAATATTATAGAAATGTTTATAAATTAAAAGATAAAGAAGCTTTAAAATTTGCTAAGTTGATGAATCAAGAAATACTAAAACAAACTATCACAAATGGTGAAGAATTAGATTTTGTAGAATAGGGTGATACCTATGCCAAGATTAGAAGATAAAATAGAAAAAGCAATAAAACCACTAATAGATATGTATGAACAGATAGAAAATGACTTGTTAATAAAAATAGCGGGTCATTTTTCTGTTAATAGTGAATTTCTTAATAGTGATTATTGGAGAATACAAAAACTTCAAGAAATGGGACTATTTAATCAGGAAGTAATTGAATATATTGCTAGATATTCTAATAAGACCAAAGAACAAGTGTTAAAAGCCTTGAATCAAATAGGTATAGATACAGTCAATATTGATAATCTTAATAGATTATTTGAAGACGAAGTTTTAAAAATTAACCCTAATATATTGAAAGAAAATTATACCATCAAAAATATGATTAACACAGCCTATAACGAACTTTCTCAACGATTTATACAAATGTCCAAACAAATAGAAGATGCAACTAGAAATGCTTATTTAAGTATAGTAGAAAAGGCGTATTTAGAAACAAGTATGGGAACACATTCATATCAAGAATCAATAAGAAATGCAATAGATCAGTTAGGAAATAGTGGTCTTTCTACATTGGATTATAAAACTGTTGATGCAGATGGAAATATCAAAGGGATAAGACGTTATGATATAACCAGTACTGTAAGAAGAGAAATATTAACAGCATCTAGGCAGTTATCAAACAATATTAATATGGAAGTTGCTAATGAATTAGAATGTGAGTATTTATATTTGTCAGAACATATTCGTTGTAGACCTGAACATTTTGATTGGCAAGGGACTATTATAAAACGAGAAGATTTAGTATCAGTAACTGATTATGGTTCAATTACAGGATTAGCAGGCATCAACTGTGCTCATTATTTTGAACCTTATTTTGGTGATGCTAGAGGGAATGATTTAAAAAAAATATCATTAGAAGAAGCTACTAATCAATATAAGTTATCTCAAAAACAACGCTATCTTGAACGAGGCGTAAGAAGATGGAAAAGAAAAACTGAAATGTTTAAAGCAAGTGAAGATAAAGAAGCCTTTAAAAAGAGTCGAGATAAATTAAGATGGTGGCAATCAAGAGTAAATGATTTTACAGAACAAAATGAGTTAAGAAGAGATTATACAAGAGAATATACAGCAAATATTAAAATGATAACATTTAACGAAGATTTAGATGATTACATAAAAAAGATAGATACACTTTCAAATGAAAAAGAACATTTGATTTATGTTGATATTAAGAGTGGAAAACAAATTGGGCCAACATTCACTGGAACTGCAAATAGAGTAACAGGCTCATTAAAAACAGAACTATTGATGAAATTTAGACAAGATGACTCAATTATGTCAATACATAATCACCCTAATAATAGTTCATTATCATTTGGAGATATTATGACATTTAATAATAATAGGGAAATAGGTTCTGTAGTAGCAACCACTAATGACTATGTATACTTGATAGCGCCAGGAAGAAATGGTAAAATAAAATACAGTAAAAAAATGTTATCAATGGAAGAAATATATTATAGAAATCTAGAACAAAATGTAAAACAACGATATAAGAATTTAAATTATATTGAAAGAAAGCACATAGTTAATACAATTTATTGCAAAGAAAAGGGATGGAAATATGAAAGAATCAAAAAAGAAACCTTTTATAGGAATAACATTAGATGATAGTGAATTAGAAGATGCAGACGAAAAGTTAGATGCTGAAATGAAAAAAGAAATGAAAGAATTAGGATTAACAAGTGAAGAAGAATATGCTGAATATCTAGATAATAAAATTAAAAATGAAAATCCAGAATTATATCGAATTATGAAAAAATATTTTGAAAATAGCACCAAATAAGGTGCTTTTATTATGCCTTAATAGTTTGGTAGGTGCAAATCCTACAAAGGCGCCATAGAACATAGAAATATGTTTTTTTATTATGTCCAACATAAAGACAATAAAGAATGATGTTAAGTCCAACTTAAAGACTTAAAAGAAGGGAGAAAAATATGGAACAAGAAAATGTTCAAAATGTAGAAACTACTGAACAAGTAAATACTACTGAAAATACTGAAACACAAACAGCAGAAGAAAAAGTGGAAAAGACTTTTACACAAAGTGAATTTACAAAAGCTCTTAAAGATGAGGTAGCAAGAAAAACAAAAGGTATGCCAACTAAAGAGGAATTGAAAGCATTCAATGAGTGGAAAGAGTCACAAAAAACCGAAGCTGAAAAGCAACAGGAAATATTAAAAGAAAATGAAACACTTAAGGCACAATTGAGAGAGGCAGAAAATAAATCAGTAGTTGCAAATGCTGGTGTAGATTCTAAATTCCAAAGATTTGTTATAAGTGAAGTTTCACAAATGGAAGGAGAATTTGGGGATAATCTAACAACATATTTAAAAGATAATCCACAGTATCTGTTTCAAAAAGAAGAGAAGAAAACCACTACTGGTTTTTCTCAAAATCAAGCTAACCCAAGTGTTAGTGAAGAAAAAACATATTTAGATAAGAAATATGCAAACAACCCATATTATAAAAAATAAAGCCAATTTTAGAAAGAAAAAGGAGATGATTTAGATGGCAAAATATGGAAATCAATATGTTGATGAAAAATATTTATCAGCAATAGAACCAAACTTATATACTGATGAAGTTTTAATTCCAGGAGTTACATTCAGTACAGATATCGTAGAAGGACCAGCAGGAGGATATTATGCTCACAAATTAAATGATGGTAATGAAGTTGAACCAGGGACTCCAGGAAGAGATTTTAATGATGAAGCAGCGAGTGATGAATTAATTCAAGTTTCATATAATAATAACTTCCAAAAATCACGTAAAATTTATGGAGTTCAAGCAGCTGCAGTAGGATTTAATGCAGGAGAAGAATATTTAGCAAATAGTTTAAATGTAACAAAACAAGGTCGTAGATATTCAGCATTAGCATGTTTAGCAAATGAAGGAACTGATTTTGCTGATGTAGAAGAAATAACTGAAGAAAATGTAGTTGAAAAAATTACAGGTATGAGAAAGGCTGTTAAAGATGCTCATGGTCAAGCAAATTTCATGTTAACATCTACAAATGTATATGCAATTTGTTTAAGGGTTTTAGGATTAAAAACAACTGATGATCCAGCAGTAGTAAGTGCACAATTAATGAAACGTTTTGGTTTATCAATTATTGAATGTAATTCATTTGATAAAGCAGAAGTTAAATATTATGATTATGCAGGCACTTTACAAACTGTAGATTTAACTAAAATAGATATGATTTGTGGATACCATGAAGCATTTAAATTAGATGATAACTTTGCTGTATATCGTTTAATTGATAGTGAAAATTTTGCAGGTTCAAAAGCACAAGTTGAATATAACACTGCAATGAGAGTAGTAAGTGCTCCACAAGTAGTTGTTAAAAAACACGCTTAATAAAAAATAAGGAGGGATATAAATGAGTAATTATATAGACTATGATTACTATTCAAATACCTTTAAAGGGACTTTAATCCCT